GTCGCCCCGTTTTGTGCTTTTCCTCTGCACTCTTGGTCTCTGTCGAGGACGAAAGAGAGGCCGGGTTTTCGCTTTCCGATGTTCCGCTGGATGACCTGCTGGCCGAAATCAAGAGCCGGACGGAGGGCTAATCATGGATGCGGTAAAAAATGACGTGAAGCGGCTGGTCAAAATCGAGTTGGCCGCTGCCAATAAGAAGTTTCGGATGTTTGCTGGGCCACATGAGGGCGCGGGAATCATCCAAGAAGAAGTCGTGGAAGCTGCGCAGGAGATGGACGGTCTGCGTCAGGAACTCAATGCAATGTGGATGAATGTTTACTCCAACAATCCGCAGATTTCCACGAAGGGTGTATATGACCGGGCTGTTGCTCTGGCCGTGGAAGCTATTCAGACAGCAGCGATGGCCCGGAAGTTTGAGCGCAGCCAGCGCCGTCACTGGCCGGGGGCAAAGGATCCGCACTATGGTGAAGAAGAATGACGCACCTACCGAAATCGAGACCATCACGCTGACCATGAGCCGCCCGGTGGCCGAGGCTGTGCAAGCGGCCTGCGAGTGGTACTTGCGCTTACATATGGGCCAGTTCTGGGATGTAGCCGATGATCTGTGCATGGCAAAGTTCTATTCCGATGCCAAACATAATGAGTTCAAGACAAAGGAACAGCGGGACAACGCTTTCACGGTTTCAATCCACCGCCGGAACGATATGCAGGATGGACTGGATAACCTATATCGCCGGTACGTTCTCCCTGCCCCAATCTCCGACCTGATGGAGATTCCGTACCGGGCAGAACAGGTATGGCTTGTCATTCGCCACGCCCTGGCATGGCATGACAAGCCGGAGGGCGATCCATGGAATGTGTGCTTTGATAAGCCGCTGAACCGCAGCGACCAGCCGCAGCCGGTAGTAAAACTCAATGAAAAGCAGGAGGCAAAGAAATGAGAAAGATTTTTATGGTGGGAGCATCTGCGGCGGCAAGCGTTTTGCTGATGACGGGATGCAACAAGCAGGTAATTGATTTGACCTACGAATATTCGCAGGCACAGATTAAAATGCCGGATGGAACCGTAATTGAGGGCAAGGTGGATAGCTGGAACGATTATGAAGGCGACCAGTTACAGGTCAAAATTAACGGAACAACATATCTGGCCCATTCGTCAAACGTGGTCCTCTGGCACTGAGCAAGGGCAAAGTTCGGGATCGAGAGGAAGAAGTTGCACCCGAACCTTGAAGATTTTGAAGTTGGAAAGTTGGAGACAGTACCATGAGACAGAACGGAGCAATGTTTATCTGCAACCGGTGCAGAAAGCAGGTGTTCGCGGAACGGTTCGACGATGGTGTGTTTGACCAGAAAGCATTGGATGGTTGGGCGCTTGAAATGAGAAACATCCATGGAATCGGAGATCTGTGCCCGGAGTGCTACAAAGTGTACCGCGAAACGATGGATCGTTTTTATGAAGGTGGCCGACATGGAGGGTAAGACAGATAACTCCCAGAAAAAGGAAGAACACGATTCTTTGAAACCTGCAAGGGATGCCATTGCAACTGCTATGCGGGCCGCCAAATTTGCGAAAGCGACCGGCACCCCACTGCCGAAACCACTTAAATGGCAGCGTGAATTCTATGACGCTACCGGTGTGTTTCCATACGGCTGGTATGAGTGCCCGGTATGCGGGTACAGGACAGATTGGGAACCGCACGCCTGTCAGATTTGCCACACACTGCTAGAACCGTGACGAAAGGAACACAGGATGATGGAACCTGAAAGAACCTGCTGCACCTGCCGCTGGCATGAGGGCTACACCTGGGTATGCTTCAACGGCAATTCTCCGAACCGTGCCGACTTCACTGACCCGGAGGACACCTGCGAGTGCTGGGAAGTCAGAACGGAAGAAAACAGCATCGGTGACTACGAAGTAAACTAATCAAGCTCTAATCAAGAATTAAGCAAGCCCGTCGTTAAATTGCCGCCCTGACGAGGCGGCAAGGGGCTTGTATGTGTAACTTAATCTAGCGACCACGGAAGAACACGCCGGGGAAAGCGGGGGTCAAGGGGGAGAAAACGAGGGCGGGTCTGTAGGGCTTGACGGAATGGGAAACTTAGAAAGACCTGCCCGGCGTTGTGTCCCCCTTGTCCTGCGAAGCCGTGTGTGTTTGGTCCACAGAAAAGAAAATCCCAGTAGAACTTTGCGGAAGGAGGAAGTGAACGGTGCGGGCATGGTACATTCGGGAGCAGAAACACATTCTCGGAACATCCGATTATGCAGAAGTGGATCTCTTTGAAACAACGGACAAGGAACACACCGCGAGCACCCGCCGCAAAAGAGAACTGGCAACCTCCATTGCGCAGCAGAAGTATAACGACATGATAGCGAGACGGTATTTCTGCCAGCTGGCCTATACGAATTTCGGGGAAAGCGACTGGGCAGTCACGTTTACATACGACCACGGCCACCAGCCAGCACCCGGAGATTTTGACCAAGTAGACCGGGACTGGACGAATTTTACCCGCCGCTTGAAGCGATTCTGCAAAAAGATGGGTCGAGAAGCATCCAAGTGGATGCAGGTTGCAGAGTACAGCGTGGTGGACGAGGACGGGAAAGTTACCGGCAGACACCACCATCATGCGATCCTGCAAGGCAATCTGACATGGCAGGAGATCAAGGACTTGTGGCGGGACAGCACCGGGCGGCCGATGGGGCTTGTGAAAGTTGAACCTATCGATCTGACCTGTTCCAGCTTTGAACGCTTGACGACCTACATGACGAAAGCCCGCGCCCGCATCCGCCGCTGGCGGCAGAGCCAAGGACTGAAAAAGCCGAAAACTCCGCGCCCGAACGACACAAGATGGAGCCGCAAGCGCTTTGACGAAGCGTTTACCCTACCGGATGATCGTGCGTACTGGGAGAAAAAATACCCTGGTTATACTCTGCGTGAGTGTGAGCAGCATATCACCGGCAACAACACCAAGCATTTGATCCTCAAGTTGAAAAAGAAACCGGAGACCCGGCGGAAGAACAGGAGAAACCAGCCATGAGCATGAGATTGGAACTTTCTGACCTGCCGCCACGCTACCGGGCACAGGCGGAAAAGCAGCTTGCACAGAGAAGGTGCGGGGGCAAAGCTGCACCTGCATCGTTGGAAGCCGCTGTGAATGCCGCCAGATCGACCGGACACGAGTTTGACAGCCGGGGCGAGTATGACTACTACATGGGAACTGTTCTGCCCAAAGTCCAGAGTGGCGAGGTCGTGAAGGTAGAGCTGCACCGCAGGTTTACTATGCTGCCGGAAAAAGAATACGGCAATGTGAAGCTCCCGGCGGCGCACTATACCCCGGATTTTGTGCTGACCTATGCTGATGGCACGGTTGAGGTGGTGGAAGTGAAAAGCAAATTCACCCGGCGGCAGCAGCGTGATTACATCCACCGCCGCCGTATGTTTATCGATCTTGTGGCAGAACCGCAGCACTGGCGGTTTATTGAGCATATCACGCCAGATACGGCGGAAGAAATCAGAAAGTGGAAGCGCCTGGCCGAACAGGCGGGAAAGGATTCATCATGGGAAAAAGCAGGGCAAGGATGCCAGCATTCTACCGGCAGAGCATCCAGAATGCAGTGAATCAGCAAATCAACATCGGCAAGTCGAAGCACCGCACGACGCTGAACCGTGAGGCAATCGGGCAGGTCGTTTCGTACTGCGCAGTTGCCGCGGCACATGATCTCTGGGACTGGGGCGAGAAAGAATCTACGCTCCTGACCTTGAAGATGAACAATGCTGCATCCAGGTATATCATGGATCACGACAAGTACGGTGCACCGGAAGCCCTCAAGCGGCTGGAAGCACGCACTGCCCACCTGATGCCGGAAGAATTTTGGCTCCCGGCGGGTGGTCTGGTAGGCTCTGAAAAAAAGCTGCGTGTTCTGGCTGAACGCCGGGACGCTGCAAAGATGATCGTTCGTTTCTTTGCGGAATCACTGGAAGAAATGGAATATACCCCTGAACAAATTGAGACCGTGAAGGAAGAAATCAAGAAAAATTACCAGCAGTTCCTCGGCTGGGTGGACGATGGCGGAGAAGAATTTGCATATGATCGTCTGCGCCGGGTCATTGAGGACATTTACGGCGTGGGTGCCATGGTTGAGCGCGTCAAGGGTGAAGAACCCGTTTTCGGAGAACCCCTTTTCAAGAAAGATTTTTGATTTTTTGGGAGGACTGAGCAGTGAAAGTACACGAGGCGGAGGCAATCTTGAAATATTATGCGGACATCCCGCAGCGGATAGAGATCATCCGCCGTCAGTGTACCGCACTGAGCGATGAAGTGGACCCTATGCGGGGCATGGGCACCGATGGAATGCCCCGCGGCGGAACACCTGGGGACAGCACGGCGGCGATGGCCTGCCGGATGGATGAACTGGGCATTGGAGACCAACTACGTCAGCTGGAACGGCAGCGGGCTGTGTTGCTGGAAGATCAGAACATTATCCGAGGACAAATGAACCGGCTGGACAGTGACCACAATCTGATTTTAACGGAGTTCTACATCAGCCACAAAAAATGGCACGAAGTACAGCAGAAAGTTCCATACAGTGTGCAGCACTTGAAGTACCTGCGAAACGTCGCTCTTGCACAGCTGGGAAGGAACCTGGAACGGCTCCCGGAGTGCGCCGCTTTATTATCGCGTGCGTTAAACACGCGCGAGGGACAGCGCCGAGCGGATGCCTGGGCGGAGGGTGACATTCTCTTATAGGCAAGGCTGCCTGCGGAACTTCATGTGCAGGCGCTTCCGCAAAATCGTGTCCGATGGTCGTAGAAAAACAAACACGACTACCCCAAAAATCTGAAAACAGGCATAGAAATAACCCGGCGGGCAGTTGGCCTACCGGGTTTCGTGCAAAGGAGGACAAAGTTATGGGAAAGAAGCATAAAAACAAGGTTCGGGTGCTGCCCGGAAGGATGTATAGGCTGGTGCGGAGTGACAGGAGCGTATACTGTGACGCAGAGAACGCGCTCAGAACCTGCTTTATCGAAGAAACCAAAGAGCAGCAGGCCGCACGGGAAGAGGGCGAACTGTGCCGGTTCGTGAGGATGGCACCGGATGGTGACGTTGAACTGATTTCAAACGCAGGAAACGTAGTCCGTTTCAAAAACGCAGAAGATCTTACGAAAACGCTGCGTTTCGCAAAAGATGTGCTGAGGGTTACGGAGGCCTTGAAAAATGGGAATCAAAATTGAACTGACCGATGATAAAATTATTGAACCGTCTGGCGGAATAGCAATGTTTAACCTTCCGGGCGGAGAATTCCCGGGGAACGAGGATGTGCTGTTTGATCTGCGCTGGTCTGTGATTCCACGGAGAGAGGGCGGAATTGAAGTCTTTGGAGGAAATGATGGCAAAATAGTCCTGGAATCGGAAGAAGAGGTAAAGGATCTGTGCGAAGCTATGATACGTCAAATTAGAGCAAAACCGATATTCTCGGATTCAGGAGAGCCGCTGCTGGACTGCCAATCTGAAAGGCGGGCAGCTGAACCGGATTTACGCGAAGGAGGACAAAGTGAAGATCAAAATTGAGATTGACAGCGGCATGATAAGCCCGCAAGAATATGCCGTTAGAACCATCGCAAAAGAAATCGTGAAAACTGGAATCAAAGAAAAGCAGATCTGGTACAACGAAGCGGCAATCCAAACCGAATTGGAAAATGCAGAGGTAGGAAGGCTCGTCAGGTGTTGGTTAAAAAATGTTTGGCCGCTTCCACAGCTACGTTCTTTGCAATCTCGATTATCACATCTGCGCTGAAAGAGCCGGCCTTTTTGGCAACGCTTTTGACCTTTTCCCAGTTCGTATCAGACCGAATGTTTTCAAGAAATCTATGCCCATCAGGCGTAATGCGGGAAATGGGAATGCGATAAGTGTCTTTCGAGAAAAGCGTTTCAACAAACCCGGATTTGACGCAATACTCAACGGCGTAAAAGAGATCGTCGTTGTCGTAGGTCTTTTCAAGTTCAAGCTGGTAGGCTGGCGGTGTTTCCGGGTCATCCAGCAGGAAGTCGTTCACATTGTTTTTCTGGTAAGAAATGAAATAGCAATAGTGGTTATAGTCTGTGTACTCTTCTGCGCAAAGCATAACGGCGCGGACGCAATCCATGTTTAACTTCATACAAACCATCCTTTCAACACCATAAGCCCGTCAGGTCATCGACCTGGCGGGCTTTTTGGATTTCGTGATTTACTTTTCGTGTGGCGGCTGGTCATCCGGCGGAGCGTTGCGCTTGAAGATGATCTGCGGTTCGTTCGGATCCCGGCCTTCCTCTTTGGCGTTCTGGGCGATTTCGTCAATCAGGCCGACAGGAAAACCGTTTTCGTCGAGCGGCCCATCGTAACCGGTGAAGTCAACGACATTCACGCAGGGCGGTTCGGGGATGGTTTTGTAGTATCTGCCGTCCTCATAGTTCTGATCCGTGACCCGGTTCCAGTA